GATCTTCATCGCGGTGGTGGGCTCGACCTCGCACGTGCCGGGGATCAGGACGGACGCCTTCTTGACCTCGACGTTCGCGAGCACGAGGCGCGAGACCGCGCTGACGCGCGCCTGGAAGTCGGACGCGCCGACGTCCAGGAACACGCCGTAGGTGTCCGTGTCGGTCGTGACGTCCGTCTGCGCGCCCCACGGCTTAGCGGGGTCGGTCGGCGTCTGCGCCACGGACCGCACCTGGATGGCGCGGCCGTTCTTCGTGATCAGGCGGTCGGCGAGCGCGGCGAAATCAGCCATGCGTTTTCTCCCGATGGCAATTCGCGCAACGCACAACACACTTCGCGATCTCCGCGACAATGTCCTTCATCTTGCGGGAACCGTGCGAACCGAGCGAAAACAGCTTCTGGCCCTGCACGTGATCAAACTCCAGAACTGCGGGGTGCTTCGCGTAGCCGCAGTCGATGCAGCCTGCGGCCGGCTTCCAACGGTTCAGGAAGTCGCGCCGGAAGTTCTTAGCGCGAATCTTTCGAGCCTTCAACTTCTCCGGGTTTTCCGCGCGGTACTTCTTGTTCGCGTCGCGGTAGTATTCCCGATGGGTTGCTCGGTACTCCGCGGTCTTATCCACGGATGACCCGCCCGTTGCTCGTGATCACGAGCCCGCTCGCCGACATGCGGCGGTCCGCGGCGGGGTAGGGGCGGAGCGACGAGCGGCCGCGCGCCTCGGAGTAGCGCGTCTCCTCCTCGAGCGGGCCGACCCGCTCGCGCTTGTACGTGATGAACTTGCCGTTGTCCTCGTCGATCGTCGGGTCCGGCAGGAGCGGCGCCGACAGCGCGCGGAGCGCGTACTCGGCGACCGTCTGCTGCACCACGGTCGGGACGTTGTCCTCCTGCTCGATGCCGTCACGGTCGTAGGCGTCGTCGCGCGGCCACTGCAGCGCCTGATCCTCGTCGGCCTTGGAGCCCACGAAGGTCCAGCGCGTGTCCGTGTAGTCGGTCGCCTGCACGATCGCGGCGACCTTCGACGCCTCGGTCGCGTTGAGCCAGTCCGAGTTGCCGCGCAGCTCGTGGTACGCGTCCGCGAACGCGATCGTGATGTAGGCGTTCGCGTCCTCGACGACGGTCCCGTCCTCGACGATCAGATCGCTGTTGCTGAGCGGCATGGGCTACTCCCTCAGGGCTTGAAGAGCGGGGGGATCGGCTTGCGCTGGCGCGGCCGGCCGAGATCGGCGATCAGGCGGTTCACGTCGACGCCGGACTCGGCGATCTTCTGCAGCGCCTCCTGGTGCCGGTCGCGGTTGGCCTGATCGATCGCCCGCGCCTCGGCGTTGCGCACGTGCAGCGGGATCTCGCGCTCCTCGACCTCGGCGTTCTTGATCGCCTCGGCCAGCAGCTTCTGTGCGGCCTTCAGATTCGCGTTCGCGGCGTCCACCGCGGCCTGCGCCTGCTTCACGCGCTCGGCGGGGGACAGCTCGACGGTCTCGGGAGCGGGCTCGTCGGTCGAGACGTTCGCCTCGGGCTCGACGGCCTCGGGAACGGGCGCCGCGGCGGGGGCCACGTCGTCCAGGAAGTCCATGGTGTCGTTGCTCATCGGGATCTCCTCATGGAGTGCGCGCCGCGGCATTGCGGCGCGGGAAGAAACCGGGCGGGGCGCCCGAAGGCGCCCCGCCCGTTCGCTCAGGCGTTGGTCCGGAGCGAGGCGATGCGGATCCGCTTGCGCGGCCACACGCGATCCCACGACGACGCCGCCGCGAGCTCGGTGTTGGTCGGGCTGTCGTCCGTCGGCGAGCCGACGAACTTGAACCCGCGCGGGTGGATCAGGTGCTCGACGCGGGAGGTCAGAACCTCCTGGCCGCCGCCCTTACCGGCGAGGGCGTAGCGCGACACCTCGGTCGGGACGCGGGGCGAACCCTGCCCGAACGCCAGCGCACCGGCGCCGAACAGGTACGTCACGTAGGTGGCGTTCGTGTCCGTCACGCCCGTCAGGCCGTCGTCCACGATGACGCGGCGGCCCAGGTACGTCGGGATCTGCACCACACCCTGGCTGTCCGGGATGTAGTCGATCAGGTTGAGCTTCTGCATGCGGCGGTACACGATCGAGTGGCACGCCACCGCGGCGAGATCCTCGCCGCTGTCGCCCATGGTCTGGATCGCGTCCAGCATGGCCTCGGCCGAGAAGCGGTTCGCGTCCGTCACCGTGCCCGACGTGTGGATGTCGTTGATCATGTCCGAGCTGTCGTTCGCGGCGTTGTCCGCGAGGACGCCCTTGATCACCGCCAGCACGCTGAGCTGGATCTGGCGCGTCCAGTACGAGGACACGCGCTGCGCGATCGCCTCCATCGGGTCGGAACCCGCGAGGTCGGCGACGAGATCCGCCGCGGACCACGACTGGTTGCGCGACATGCGGATCGCGATCTCCCTGCCCGTGGTGATCGCCAGGGGCACGGCGTCGGCGACGCTGAGCGTGCCGCCGATCACGTCGGCGACGGTGTCCTTCGACACGTTCGCCTCGGTGTCCGCGAGGTCGTTCCAGAACGGCATCTGGAACGTGGTTCCACCGCCGGCCAGAAGCTGGTTGAAGAGCTCGTTCGTCGCCATGACGCCCGACTGCACGAAGTTGGACTTCGTCGCGGTGAGCACCTGCGTGTACGCGGTGAACTCCGACGGAACGATCACCGCGGCGACATCGACAAGAGCCATGTCACACTCCTTGAAATGCCCCGTTCGGGGCAGGTTGTTGTGGGAATGGCCGAATCACTCGGCCGCGTAGATCCGCGATGCCGCCAGGGCTGCGGTTACTTTGTAATGTCCTGCGAGAAGATGTAGGAGCCCTTCGCGAGCGTGCTGATCAGCCCGCCGGCATCCTCCATCTGGATGTCGTAGTAGTACGTGCCGGGCGCCTGGTCGGCGTCCTCTTCGGTCCAGGGAAACTCGATCTCCCCGGCCGCGGCGTCGACGAGCGTCGCCTCGATCTGCGCGATCTGCGTGCTCTCGTTCGTGGGGTTCAGGCGCTCGTCGACCGTCAGGGTGAACGTGTAGCCCGTGACGTTGAGGGCGACCCCGTCCGCGTCCTTGACAGTGAAGCTGTCGACCGCCGTGTCGCCGCGGTAGCGCGAGATGTCCGCCATCAGAGGTCTCCGTTTCGATCAGGCACCGTGAGGGTGCCGCTGCGTTCGGTCTCGGTCACGTTCCCGCTCCGCGCGGGTACGACCAGTACGTCATGCCGATCCGCGACCAGCGCAACGGCGCCGCGCGTGCTCAGCTCGCCCTGATAGCTGGGCCGGATCACCCCGAGCCGCCAGAGCAGCGACAGGGTCTTCAGCACGTGGGTCAGCGCGTCGATGGTCCACTGCAGCTCGACCGAATCGCCGACGCTGTTGCGGATGTCCCACTGCAGCACGACCGTGTCCGCCGCGGCCTGCCGCAGGTTCCACTGCAGCTCCAGCGCGTCGGCGACCGTCTGCCGGATGTCCCACTGCAGCACGACCGCGTCCGCGGCCTGCTGCCGGATGTCCCACTGCAGCACGACCGCGTCGGCCGCCGCCCCGCGCAGATCCCACTGCAGCTCGACATCCGTGCCCGCTTCGGTGCGGATGTTCCACTGCAGCACGACCGCGTCCGCGGCCTGCTGCCGGATGTCCCACTGCAGCTCCAGCGCGTCGGCGATCGCCTGCCGGATGCCCCACTGCAGCTCAACCGTATCCGCGAGCTGCTGCCGGATGTCCCACTGCAGCGCGACCGTGTCCGCGAGCTGCTGCTGGATGTTCCATTGCAGCGCCAGCGTGTCCAGGACCGCGGTGACCTGCGCGCCGAAGAACCAGTCGGCCGTGACGCCCGTCGGGTTCCAGGGCGTCGGGGTCAGCGCGCCCGCGTCGTAGAGCGAGTTGACGGCGAGGAGCTGCTGCCGGTTCATGCCGTCACCCTTGGACGATCAGAATGGACCCTTGATAGGACATCGAGACCGAGGTCGCCTGCTCGTGAACCCAGTACAGGCACGAGTCGTCGAAGATGCGCGGCATCGCGAGCTGGATCGCGTTGCGCCGTTCGGGGAAGTAGGCCATGCCGATCCCCATCCGCGTGATCTCGCGCGCCAGAACGAGATGCATCGTGCCCGACGAGTAGGTCGTGCCGAGCGTGATGCCCTCGATCGTCTTGATGCCCTTGTCGCCCGCCTGCAGCGCGAACGTCATGGTGTAGCCAGCAGCGAGCCCGCCGCTCGCTACGTGCGATAGCGTCCCCGTGCGGTTGTTGTCGCCCGCGCTGTTCGTGTAGCGGATCGTGGTGTTCGTGATCGCGCCGCCTGCACCCGTAAGGCCCGAGACTTCCAGGAGGGCGATGACGCCTTCGCCGTTGCTCGAGCCGTTGCGATCGCGCGCCGGCAGCGCGGACATCGAGATGCCCTGCTCGGTCGTCGTGGTGGCCGTAATGCTCGAGTTGTGCCAGAGGCGATCGTACAGCACCCACGTGCCCGTAGCCGGGTTGCCGATGTCTGAGACCAGCAGATCGATGCCCGCGAGGTACAGCTTGTTGCCGGAGGCCGCGTTGATCAGCACCATGGCGCCCGGATCCGCGCTCGTCAGGTTCGCTCCGTTGAGGCCGGGCGTGGGCGCCGACGCGGCTGCGGGGTAGGAACCCGCGTACCAGCGGGAGAGCATCGAGCCCGCGAGCTCGCCCGAGGAACCCGTCTTCGCGAACAGGGAAAGCTGCGTGGGAGCGGCGATCAGACCGGCGGACGCCGTGATCGACATGGCTCACCCGTGCGCGTACGTGATCGAGCCGTGGATGTTCACCGCCGAGGTCGCCGTCGGGATGTAGACAAGGAACGGGCACGTGTTGTCGTAGAGCCGCGTCAGCCCACCCGAGATGGCGTCGACCTCGACACCGGAGTTGCTACCGAGCATGGCGATGCGCGCCAGGATGCGGTAGCCGATCAGGTGGATGGCCGGCGAGCCGGACGGCGCGTAGCTCGTGCCGAGTGTGATCGAGCTGATCGAGCGGATGCCCTTGTCGCCCGCCTGCAGCACGAACGGAACGAAGGTGCCCGCGACCGCCGTCGCCGGGAAGCTCGGGATCGTCGCCGTGCGCGTGCCGCCCGTGTTGTCGCTGTTCACATAGCTGAGGGTCGTGTTCGTGATCGCGCTGCCGTTCGTGGTCGCGGTCGAAACCTCAATCGCGAACATCACGTCTTCGCCGTTCGTGCTGCCGTTGCGATCGCGCGCCGGCAATGCGGCCGACGTGATGGACTGCCCCGTCGTCGTCGCGGGGGCGATGCCGGAGTTGTGCCAGAGCCGGTCGCATAGCAGCAGGACGCCGGGGTTGGACGCGTTGATGCAGGCCGCGAAGCGGGCGAGGTAGCCGTAGTTGCCGCCCGACGGGTTGTCGTAGAACAACTGCCCCGTTACCGACGTGATCGCCGCACCATCGATGCCCGGCGACGGCGCCGAGCCGGCGCCGGGAAAGCCCGCGCTGTAGAAGAAGCTGTGCGGAACGCCGGCCGCTTCCATGGCGCTGCCGACCTTGTAGATCGACCACGGGGCCTGGAAGCCCGCGATGAGGCCGTCGAGGGTGGTGATCGCCATGATCAGGCCGCCGTATCGCCCTGCACGCTGATCGTCGCGCCGTCCGTGTTGTACGCCGTCGCGCTGGCCGAGATGGTCCGCCGGATCCAGATCGGGTAGTAGTCCCCCGCGTCCAGATCGCCGAGGCTCAGGCCCGAGGCGTAGCTGGACGGCGCCGAGAAGCTCTCGCCCGAAGGCGCGGTGTTCTCGTTGGCGACCGTCTCCGCCGTGCCGTTCTTGCCCTCGCCGCCGAGCGCGATGTCGATCGTGGAGTCCGTGCTGGGCGTGTTCGTGCTCACCCACGCCTTGACCGACTCCCACGTCAGGGAGCCGTGCGTGTTCTTCACGTAGATGCAGCGGTACTCCGTGTCGCCCGCGGACGCCTCGGCGCCCGACACCTTGTCGAACAGGTTGTGCAGCGACGCAGACGTGACCTCGGTCGAGGAGATCGCGCCACCGAGCGCCGCGTTCACGTCACTGTTCGACCCTCCACCGCTCAGGTAGAACTTGATGTCGGACGCCGTGATCGCCATGCCTTATCCCCTCAGGGCCGCCGCGAAGACCTGCTTCGCGAGGCTCGGATCCTCGGCCGACGCGATGAGCCGCTTCGCCCGGATGGGGTCGGCCTTCATCATCGCGCTCGCCTCGGAGATGCTGAACGTCTTCTTGTCGAACGGGTTCGGGCCCTTGTGCGCCCCGCCCTGCGGCCGGCCGCCCTGGGCGCCCGCGCCCTGCGTCTCCATGAACCAGTGGGGCCGCTTGCCATCGGTCTGGATCGCGACGAACAGCTCGCGCGGCGACAGCCCGGGCTCGACGCCCGCGCCCTCGCGCGTCACGAACGCGCCGTCTTCGTTCTCCACGAACATGCGCTCGGCGTACAGCTCCGCGTCTTCGAGCGCCTCGGGGCGGATCTTCAGGCCCTTCTCGCCGCGCGTCAGCTCGACGATCGTGTCCTTCAGCCGGCGTTTCTTGTCGCGGCCCTTCAGCTCGTCGCGCTCGGCCAGGAGCGTCGCGCGCTCCTCGGACAGCGTCTTGAGCTGCTTCTCCAGCTCGCGCTTCTCTTTCGCGACGCGCGCATCGACGAGCTTCTGGATCGTCTCGTCGCTCGGCCGGCCCTTCTGGCCCGGCGCCGCGCGCAGCTCCTCCAGCTCGTCCTGCATCTCGGTGACGGCCTCGGGGGTGAGGTCGCCGAACGCCTTCATCTTCAGCTTCGTGCCGCGGTGCTCCTCGCGCTCCTTCTTGAGCGCGGTCTGCAGCTTCTCGACGTCGACGAGCGTCTTCACGCCCTCGGCGTCCAGCACGAACTTGCCGTCCCGCTCGACGTACAGCTCTCGGGGATCGATCGACTCGGGAAGGTCTTCCTCGGACTCGTACACAGCCTTGAACTTCGCCACGTTGCTCACCTCATGGTGCTACCCGACGGGTCATTCCGCCGGGGTATCGGACTCTTCCTCGCTCGTGTCCTCCGCGTCGTCCGCGGGCGCGCCCTGCTCGGGCGCCTCGGGCGTGGGCTTCAGGAGATCCATGAGCTCCTGCTCGGTCTTGATCTGGGCCACCTCCGCCTCGAATTCGGCGTCGGTGAAACCGTTCTGCTTCGCCCACTGGTGGATGGACTCCAGGCTCAGCGGCGCGCCGCGCTCGCGGGCGTCCAGCAGGTCGCGCAGGTCGGCCGGCCGCGCCTTCGTCTCGGCGAAGTCGAGGTTCGGGATGACCTTGACCTGCTCGGGGTCGGCGCCGACCCACTTCGCGCAGATCTTCAGGATCGACTCCAGACCGGCCGCCGCGGTCATCGCGATCTGCAGCAGGGTCGACGTCTGCGCGGCGACGCGCACCTTGAGCGCCTCGCCCGACTCCGCCGTGCCGCTGCGCGGCTCCAGGAGCCGGCTGCCCATCTCGCGCAGGCGCGTGTGGTCGTTCTGCAGCGCGACGCGCTGCTCGCTGAGGCCGTCGCGGTTGATGCCGATGAACTTGGCGTCCGCGCCCGGCACCGCCGGCAGGCTGATCTTCGCGCCCGCGCCCGTGCGCGTGCTCTTCGTGACGCCCGCGTCCTCGTCCTCCGAGCCGGAGTCCTCGCCGATGATGACGAGCGTGTCCTGGCCCAGCATGAACAGGGTCTGCCGGTAGTCGGCCTCGCCGCGGTACGTCGTGAGCGTGTAGCGCGCCAGCCCGAGCAGCGGGATCTCGTCCGGCTTCGAGCTGAGGTCGTTGGAGCCGATGAAGACGAACGGGATCTCGTCGAGCGGGGTGCCCTTGTAGACCGGCGTGATCGCGTCGGTCGCGACCGGCATCGCGCCGTCCGTCTCCGTGAAGGTCGTGTAGAGGCGCGACGTGCCGACCGGCTCGCCGCCCTCGAACTGCTGCTCGAGGAGGCACACGCGGTACTGCGTGACGTTCTCCCACTCGAACACGTCCGTGCGGCGCTGGATCTCCTCGCGCAGGACCACGAGCTGCAACTTGTCGACGCCGAAGACGTCCGGGTTCCGGTCGTCCCAGTTGATGATCGACTCGGCGGGGTACTGCACGAGGTGCGGCACGTTCCGGCTCGGCGAGACGTCGGCCAGCAGGCCGACGCGCCCGACCAGGAGCTGCTCCTCGTTGATCTTGCGGAGGAGGCCCTCCAGCGTATCGCCCTCGCGCGTCGCGAGCCCGCGCATCTCTTCGAGCGCCTCGGGCAACTCGATCTTCGCGGGCTTGCGGTGCATCGCGCCGACGAGGATCTTCGTCGCGTCGTCCACCGAATCCGGGAAGACCGCGCGCGTCAGGTAGGCGATGTAGGCCGAGTAGCCCGGGTCTGCGCCGCGCATCGCGCCGTCCTCCACCATCCCGCCCGTCGCCGGGAGGTAGGTGAAGGTCTTGCTCTTGATCCGGCGCTCCCCCGCGTAGCAGTCCCGCATGAGCGTCCAGTCGGGCGTGCGCTCCACGTAGTCCGGGTGTTCGGTGTTGATCGGCATCAGTACCAACCTGTCGTGGTGCCCGACTTAGCCCGGGCGGGTGGTGGTGCGAGCGAGAGCACGAGCGCGTCCGCGTGGTCCGGGGACGACACGCCGCGCGCCTGCATGCGCGTCTTGCGCTCGATCTGGATCTTCCCGCTGTCGAGGTACGTGTAGCCGGGCAGCGGGAGCTGACCGTTTACCTTGGGGTCGTCCGCGAGGAAGAGCAGCTCGTCCAGCTTGTAGAGCTGGCCGCCCTGCCCCTCGATCGCCATCCAGTGCTCGAAGGTCTTGGCGAGCCGCTCACGGAGCGACCACCACAGCTCGGCCTTCAGGTTCGTGAACTTGTCGCGGGCGGGGCGCCCGTCGGGCCAGACGCGGTTCGTCGTCTTCGAGCCCGTGTTGATCGGGTGCGTGAGGGGCCGCGTGATCCGCTTGAACGCGGAGAGCACGCCCTTGCCGACGCCGACCGCGTCGAACTTGATGACCGAGCAGCCGGCGCGCAGCGCGATGTCCGCCGCGCGGCCCGCGGTGTTGATCGAGTCGTCCTGCTTCCAGGACTCGGACTTCAG